GGCAGGAAGGGCTTAAGACCTTAGATGAGGCCACAGCAGAATTTTTTGAAAAAGCCAAAGAGGATGCTAAAAAATTTAAAAAATCATTTTTAGCTGATGTCACTTCCCCTCAGATAGATCTCAAAAAAAATATTATTCCGGGTGTATCGCAAGCAGAGACTGAAGCTCACATAAAAATGATAGAACATAATAAAAAATTAGTTGAATCTCTAAAGAAAATAGCCACTCCTGTAAGTACTCTTGGAGACCTTTTCCAGGTCTTAGCTGGTGAGGTAGGCGGTGCTTTTGGGACCTTAATAGCTAATCTAGGTACAGGCATAAGCAACATAGGCAATTATTTCTCTTCATTGAAAGAAGGGGCGAAAGTATCATTTGAAGGAATTATGGGGGCGGTGGGCTCTATAGCCGGGAGAATCGGGGGCTCGCTTGGTCAGCTTATATCAGGAGCGAAAAGCAGCTTTGCTGGTTTGGGTCAATCTATAGGCGGAGTCGTTGGCAATATTGCAGGCACTCTACTGCCTGGTCTTGGCGGGGTAGCCAAAACTGTATTTGGAGCCATAGGTGGGCTCATAGGAGGGCTCTTTAAAAAAGGCAAAACAGAGGCTGAAAAATTCCAGGAAAGTGTAGATGACGCCAAAGAGAGCATGAGTGAGTTTGAAATCTCAGATGCTACGGCTGAAGCAATAGCAGAGGATATGAAGGATGGCATGAGCCAAGCCGCTGCTGAAGCAAAGCATTTTGATGAAGTCCTTAAAGACATAGACATAAGCCAAGAGAACATAAACGACCTTTGGGATGAGGCTACTGGAGTACTCGACGCTGTAGCTTCCGGTGAGCTAGATGCTTCAGAGGCATCTGAGACATTAGGTGAATCTTTTGACGAACTCTTAGAATCTGCTCAAGACTTTGGGACTGAAGGCTCTGCCGCTATGGTCAATTTTATTGAACAGGTCAAAGCCTCAGGCGTTGAAGTCCAGGAAGTCACAGACTATATCAATGACCAGCTTGGCGTAGTGCAGGGTAATTCTATGAACGCAGCCGAGGGTCTGGCTGCTATGGCTGAAGGTGTAGGGAATAACGAAGAAGCTATGGCTAGGCTAGAGACGCAGACGCTGGCTGTATATAACGCCATGATTGAAAACGGAGCCTCTGCGTCCCAGGCTATGGATTCGTTGGGGAGTGTGCTGGATAAGATAGCAGAGAAGCATAAGGAGAATGGGACGCAGGCGTCAGCGGCTATCCAGGAACTTCTAAAAGTACGGGAAGTTACAGAAGCTCATAAAGGTCTTATGAATTCTATTGAAGGAAACCTGGCCGTTCTCAATGCTCTTGGAAACACAGGAAGCCTTAACCAAGAGACTTTATCAAACGCTGCCAAAGAAGCTAATAATTATTATAATCAATTAATGAAGGCTGGCCTGGACGGTAATCAAGCCCTTGCTCAAATGGCTCCAACTTTAGAGCGTTTAAGATATTTATCCCGGGAACAGGGGTTAGTATTGGACGATAACACCCAGAAGTTAATAAACCAGGCTGAAGAACAGGGGCTTATTGAAGAAGCTCAAATGGAAACGAACGACATCATGCTAGCAGGTTTCGGTGAAATCATAAAAGCTCTAGGTGGAGATATCCCGGCCGCTATGCAGAAAGCTATGGGAAAGATGGAAGAGTTTGGGCAAGAGGGACAAGAGGCTGCAAGAGGAATCGGCCGGGCAGGAGCTGAGGGCTATTCGTTAATGGAAAAAGCTGGAAACAGGGCTCTTGATTCTCTAAAAGGAAAAGCCCAGGAAGCTGGGGAAGGGTTTAAAAGGTCTTTTGCCGATGGGGTCTCGGGAGCGATAGACGAGGTTGACCGGCTAGGTAAGAAGATAAGAGGCACAAATTTTGGGGCAAATATCAGCATCGGAGTAGAAAAAACCGCTACGCCTATATCAGCACAACAGGAAGGCTCTTGGTACGTCAAAAGTCAAGAACAGTTATTTGAAGCACACCGTGGGGAACGGGTAGACATATATCATGCACCTCCTCCGGCTGCAGGTGCTCAAGCTGGGGGGACGGGAAACGTTAATGTACAAATAAAGCCTATTCTCATACCGAAAGATGACGGTAACCTCATTAAGTTTGTGGTCGAAAGGGTAAATTACCTTGAGAAGAAAATCACAAAAGGCAGGGTGCCAGTGTCTTTGAGTGCTGTAAGAGGTGTGCTATGAGCAATATGAGAGTGCTCTGGAAAAACCGCTGGGATGACGCTACGCTTAGTGTAACAAGTGAGGACCCGGATTCTCCAGTAACCAATACTCAGCATCGCTGGCATACTCGAACTTACAGAAGTGAGACCGGACTAAGCGGTTCTAGTGTAGACATAGAGGCAGACTTGGGGAGCGACTATGATGTGCAAGCCCTTGTGATCAAAAATCATAATTTGGTTATGACTAATTCAGGAGATGAGCTGAGGCTCCAGGCAAGGGCAAGCGATGCGGATCCTTGGGGAGCTATTGACGTAGTCATATCCGTAACTCCAGGGCTTATTATTCTATTTTTCGGGAACGTTAAAAATTACAGATATTGGAGACTGCGTCTAATTGATTCTGCAAATGCTGATGGATACATAGAAATAGGGCGTATCTATTTAGGGCCTTTTTTTGAGTTCCATTATGACATAAGGACTCGGTCGCCTGTATTCAGAGACCTCTCTACGGTTAAGCGTTCTACAGGAGGTCAAATCTCAAGTGACCAAAAACCTAGATATAAGGAATGGGCTTTTGGTTTCAGTGCTGTAAACGCAGATGATTTTGACAGCCTTTGGGATATTTGGCTTGAGGTGGGAAAATCTAAAGATTATTTTCTCTGCGATGATGCCGATGCAGCTCTGGCTTATAAGGACACCTGGTATGTTCAAAACTTAAGCGATTGGAGTTTTGACCCCAGGGAAAAAGGTTTTTACACTTTTAGCCTGGAAGTAGAGGAGCTTTTATAATGGCTGCAATTGACGAGAGCCTTTGGTGCTGGGTCGAGAATAATGCTAATAGATACCTGAAACGATACAATATTGCTACAGGTGAATGGTCAGATGTGGTGAAACTCCCTGCATTTGATGCCTTAGCTGATTCTATGGGAGTATGGGACGGTGGTTTTTATATCTGGATTTATATTCAAGATGCTACTTCTGATGTGGATTACGTCAAAAAGAGATTGAATATTCACACCCTTGAATTATCTAATTATCCGCAAGACTCAGATATAATCGATACGTTCGATTACGGAATGATGACGCAGGATTTTGGGGGTAAGATTTATGTGGCCGCTTATGGTCTTAATGTTTGTAGTTTCTCTTACGCAACAAAAGTTTGGGGTATTGAACCCAGTCCACCGTCAGAGACAAGTCATGACCCGGCAATAGCCGCTGTGCCTCCCTGGGCTAATAATCAACCAGGAAATATATTTCTTGTTAGGTCGATAAAAAGTTATACGGATTTTTACATGCTTGACCCTGTAACCGGTAATTGGACAGTTAAAGACAATACGCTTGGTGCCCCAATAGAAAATGATGCAAGGGGAATGGTATGGGCTCAAGTACCTGAAAGCGGAACTCCTGAATATATATACCTTACAAGACATGACGATGCTTTTGATAAATACGATGTAGCTGCAAATTCTTGGTCAAATATTGGCTCTATGCCCGCTGATTTAGGCTCATCTTATGGTGGCAATACCCTCGTCTGGGACGGGGATAGATATTTATTCTGGATAAGAGATACTGATAACGGAATATACAGATTTGATTTGATTGACGAAGCCTGGGAAGCGTATATCACTTTTCCTGGAGACGGGTTGGATGACCAGCATTCGATAGTTTACACTCCAAGGATTCGTTTTATTTTTTGCGACTCAAATGGAACTGAGCTTTATGAGCCTGCTTCTTTAGGCTCTATTCCCAAAGATAGGACTTCTATCCCTGTAAAATACTATTTAAAGGCACTGGAAGCTGAAACAGAGGATGTTACCATAGGCTTTGTTTCAGACCATAGGACAGACGCAGAAGATATTCTGGAGCTAGCTCCGGATGTAGCGGGCTCTCCTGGTGCTTGGGGTAGTTCAGTCAATCTAGGCTCTTTTACTGAAAATGAATATAAAGCCTTTTGGCTACGGGCTGACCCTGCGGGAGCGGCTCAAGAGGCAAAAATAGCAAGGTTTAAGTTAACGATAGGTTAAACGATGTATGTACCAAACCTTCATGAATATTTTAATGGTGGCTCTTTCATACGTTCTGCAATATATGATTTGCCAAGAGGAGAGCCTTTAATCCGTTATGTTCCCTGGTGTGTGGGTGTCTATAGAAAGCATGTAAGATACGTCCCCTTTTGCCTGGGAGTATTCAGACATCAGATGTGGTTTACGATAAGAAACTCCAGCATAACTCCAGCAGAAAGAAAAGATTCTAAACTGAGGCTCTTGTGGGATAACCTTTGGGATAAAGCCTCTGTTACAGCTAGCAGTGAACAACTGAGGTTTCCAGCTTCTCATACTCAGCATCATTGGCTTTCCCGCTGCTGGAGAAGCGGGCAAGGAGAGATAGAAGACGTCTGGCTTAAGGCTGATTTTGGAGAGCCTAAAGCTGTAAGGGCATTGGTTATAGATAATCATTGGTTTAATTCTGGAGCGACTGTACAGATACAGGCAAATGACACAGACGTCTGGGGAGCTCCGGCGATCGACCATGAGCTTGAAATCGTAGATGATAAGACGCCTATAGTCATATGCTGGAACGGGGAAAAGACATACAGGTATTGGCGTATCCTTATGAACACTACAGAGCTTTCAGGAGCCTTATACGGCGAAGAGGATATAAGCACTAGAGGAGATAGGGATATGGTACCATATTGCAAGCCGCATTTTAAAATAGGGCGTATATTTTTAGGTGATTATTTTGAGGTTACACAAAACTTCAGACGCCGGCCTAAGGACTTTGTAGAAGAATCCCAAGAGTTCAGGGCTGATAGAACGGGCTATCTTTCAGACCGGCCTGCCTGGAGACATAGACATTTCTTTTATGATTTTCTGCGTCTGGATTCAAGCGATTACGAAACTATCTGGGATATATACGAAGCTAAAGGGAAAGGCGTACCTTTCTATATCCTAGAAAATTATCGATATTGGTGGAAAATGCTTTATTATGTTACTTTCAGCAGTGAGCTTATTTTAGGGAGACTCGCTGATGGGCTTTGAAGATATAGTCTCTGCCGCTGACTGGGAAAAGGTATTCATGGTGGAGATGGAGCCTGCCTTAAGGATAGACACAGAGAGCTGGATACAGCATGGTGTCTATACCAACTGCTGGAGAATCACGCATGAATCAGAGGTGTCTAAGGTAGAAGAAGAAGGCCAGGAATATACAGAATGCGAAAACCTTATAACGCTTAATGACCTATCAGGTGGTATGGGTTTTTACTACGATGAAGATAATCAATATCTATGGGTCAGAAACAGTGAATCAGATGACCCGAGCGCAAGCGGGGCTCCTTTCCTTGTCGCTTACCACTGGGAATATTTCGTCAATATCCAGGACGAAGATGAACCAGTGCTTTATAACGGGAAGTATTATCTCCCCTATCTTAGAAGCGAAGACCTCCCGGACATAGAACAGGCAGTATCTGATTATTACCAGGGTGGGTTTTCTCTGGGGTTCGGAGATGTGAGGCTAATAAACACTGATGGCTACTGGGACACCCGGCTTTCAGAGTACGTCTATGAGTGGAAAAGCATACTTCTGAAAGTGGCGAAGCTGGGAGCCCCGATTGGAGATGTGGCGACTTTATGGCGTGGCGTCATAGGAAA